CTCTTCCGATCTGGGAGGAAAGGACTATGACATCATTAGCGGCACCACCTGATGCTAATCCACCATGTAGATCAACAAGAATTGTTGTTGTGATATCGCCACCAATCTTAGTAATAAATGTATTTATTGCTGCATCAGCAATACCAGATCCATGTGCGTTTGGAGTTATATTAAATATAGTAGCTGCAGTTCCTAAACTAGCGTTGTTAGCACCAACTGTTGTTCCTGCTGCGACAATGTTATCTCTACCAGAAGTTGCGACTTTTTGAACTTCTAATACACCACCACTTGAAGCAACTATTTGTTCAGTTAGCACACCAGTGGTTGCATTTTTTGATATTGTTTTGAGTCCGTTTTCGGATCGGACGGGACCGTTAAAGGTTGTATTTGCCATTTAAATCTCCTTGTCGTGGCATGTTGAGTATAATTACTCATCAAGGTCTAATTTATTATACATAAAAAGAAGGGGGTGGCAAGCACCCCCGTCAAATAAAAGTTTTATGCTCCTGGGGAACCAAAGATTCCTAAAGGATCGGAGACACCGAATGAGTATCTCTCCCTAGCTTTATAACGACTATTACCTGTGTCGAAGTCAGCATCCATAGATGTTGCCATTGGACTACGTGTAAAGTGCTTCAAGCTATTTGGTACGTCAGTCATTAGGAAGAAAGCATCTGTATCAGTCAAATAGTGATTGATAGTATAGCCTTCTGGGATAGAACCATTATTCTTTAGTGCGTTTAGGTCGTTATCCGCTGTTCCTACTCTGCCTTCAGTCTCTAGCAATCTTGTTGCCACAAACTGTAGATTCGGTGGAATCACTAACTTTCTAGGTTTTGCTGCGATGAGAAGTCCTCTCTCATCTGTCCATCCTGCGATCTGAATAACAGCTGCTTCTAAAGAAGTTTCGTTAAGATCGGCTGGGGTTGCAAACTCATTTGAGTTAGTTCCGCCACTCACTAATGGGTGCGCAGTAGAACAAAGCTCCACTCCATCTCCATAAGTAGTACCTGAGTCAAAAGCATTATTTAGGATAGTTGCTGCTTTTACCTGCTTGGTGTACGCCATAGCACGAGCTAGTGCTTTAGTATAACGTGCTGACAAGGAGTCATACAAGTTATCTTCGATAGCCTCTTCTGTTATTGAAAAGCCCATCGCCACTGTTTCGTGTGTGTAGCGGGCAGTAAATGCTTCCTGTGCTGTGTCATACTCGATGGCAGAACCTTCGTCTTTGACTGGTGCAGCAGAGAAGCCTGATAGTTTAGTTTCTTCTTCAAAAGAACGATCAGAAGTCTCGGATTCATAGATCTCTGCGTGTTCTTCCCCATACTTTGCATATTCTAAACCGAATAATGCGTTAAGACCAGGAAGTAGCTCTTTAAGAAGTTGCGCTCTTGAAATTGCCATTGTCTATTCCTCCTACAGTCCAACAGGGTTACGATAAGCGTGTCCACCGATGAACACATTACTACCATTATCAGTATGCGGACTGTAGATAACAAGCACTTCTTGGAACGCATCTGCTCCAGTTGCTGTGCTGTCAACCACATCAATAATCTGAAATGGGAGTGTCGAAGTGGTAGCAGTACTACTATTAATAGCTAACTTACCTCTTCCATTAGTAGTATTAAGTGTATTACTAAGGATTGAAGCTTTGTTACCAATAACAGTTCTAGCTACTGTAGCCATTGTTGTTCCTGAAGAGCAGACAGCTGCTTTCAAAATAACATCAGGATCGTCAACAACAAATGCACTAATATCACTAGCAACAATACTGCCAGGATATTGGTTTCTAAATGTTAATTGACTTGTATTTGGGTCTGTATAACTACAACCCATAAAAACGCCTAGTGTCCCAGTAGCTGGGAAAGCGGTTGTACTTCCGTCTCGCTCAATAGTTCCGTCATTCACACGCTTTATTAAATCGCCTTTTCCGATAGCTGTGCCGTAGTTGCTAGCTATCTTCATTTGTCGAGTAGCGCCTGTGTAAGAACGGCCACCAATTAAACCAACGGGTACTAGCCCATAAGGGGCATCAATAGTTGGATAAGCCATAGCTTAGATCTCCTAATTAAAAAGTTAATTACCTTTTCCAAAAGTGACCTTCGTCTTCCTATCATTAAAGAGAGGCATACGAGGATCGTTTTCTCGCATGAGATTGTTGTCTACTGACCTCATCTGATTATCGGTCTGCGATTTGAAATATGCAGTCCTTTCCTCTTTGAGTTCAACTGGAGCCTTACACAGCATTAGTCCTCCTATTACAATGTTATCTTTGAACTTGTCGTTCTCGATAGTTACCAAAGTAATTTCTGGATGATCCGTTGCTTTTACAGCCTCCCAACCCTCACGTAACTTTGAAGAAACATTAGTGGCATCGACCTGACCTTGCGTAGTTGTTCGTATCCAACGATACGTATACCCTGGATCTTCTTTCGGAGTTGGCAGTGTTTCGGGCCTTCTCCAAGCTTGTTTCCGAGTGGTAGTTTCACGTACGGTTTGTTCACGATTAATTCTGTTCTCAGCCATTATTTTTTCCCCATTTCTTCTGCAACCTTCTTGGCGTATAATTCAAGCGGGACTCCAAGTCGATTAGCAAGAGTTACTTGTGTTTGCGTTAGTCTTACCTTTTTAGGTGCTGTGCTCCGCGTCGCGGGTGCAACCACATTATTTAGCTTCGGCTTCTCAGTCTCGATTTTAGTTTCTATGTCCTCAAAATTCTCTGGGAACAAAGTTCGCATACGAGAATCAATCGTCTCGTAGTATTCATCGGCATTTGTTCGAGGGTATGCCTCCCCGTGTGTTTTAACGAGTTTGCTATGCAACCCAAGAACATAACTTGTCATCTCGTCGTCAGTTCCGAACCACGTATTGGAATTAGCCCATTCGGTAGCTCGTGCATCGACCACTGGCGCAGGGGTTGTAGTGGTCTCTCCTTTTGTTTCTACAGGAGTCTCATTCTCTTGTAAAGTAGGAAGTTTGAAATTATTTAGTCTATCTGATTTAATCTTAGCAGCTGTTATGCTTTCTTGTGCTTCCACAACGGCATCTGCCTCACCAGCTTCATAGGCTACTTTGTATGCTGCCTTGGCTTTTTCAAGCTCAGCATCTGCAGATTTCTTAGCTTGGTCAAGCATAGCTGTTTGATTCTTAACAGTAGTGGTCTTTAGTTTTTTGTTTTCTTCAACAAGCTGCTTTGTTAACTTTTCGAGCTCTTGCGCTTCACGTAAGGCCGTTTCTTTCGCACGTCTTTCGTCGTGGTAACCTTTACTGAAGTGTTTGATCCTGTTCTTAACCTTGTCAGAATATTCTTCAAGCTCTGCTTCAGTGACTTCAGCTGGAGGTTCAGACGCCTTGCGACCCCTGTCAGCTTTTGGCGTATCATCAACAACTTCAATGTCAACCTCACTTGGGTTGCTATCCGCTGTATCTGCAGCCTTATCTTTAATCTTCGCATATTCATCTTTTGTTGCCTTTCCAGATATATCTATCTCTACTGCACTAGAAGATTCTACCTCTATCTTTTTATCTTCCTCATCATCAGGAAATTTATATTCTACTTTTTCAAATGCCATTTTATACTCCCTACATAGCTCTCTTAATGCCAGCTGGATCAGCTATAACAGCTTCTATAGAATCATCATTCATTAAACGATATTCTAATCCATTGACCATAAATCTTGTACCTGTGTTAGCACGGAACATAACGTAGTCCCCCTGCTTACACCAAGCCCCTGTCGGAAATCTTTCTTTATCCGCATATGCTTGTTCGCCCATATCCATAACTAATCCCATTATAGACATTATGTGGTCGAGCCTTTTAGCTGTATCTGTTTTTAGTATGTTACTGCCTTCATACGTATCCTGTTGTTGAGGCAAGGCTACTAAAACACGATATCCTACAGGTTTAGGGAGTTGTGCATCTATTTCACTATCAGTTAGCACTGGCTGATCTATTGCTGGTTCAGTCATTATCTTCTTCCATTTGGTTGCGCGAGAGGTCTTCTATTAATTGCCTACTGACTTCGAGACCCCGTATCAAGCCAGTGACCTCCTTATACTGGGAAAAGTCTTTGGGACCTCCCGATGTAAGGAATTGTGTTGAAGATAACTTCTGTTCTTCTATTTGTTTTATGAGCACGTCAAAGACGGTTTTAGCCATGATTATCCTTTACTTCATATTTTTAAGTATCTCTAAATTACGTTTATCTGTTTTATCTTGTCTGTCGTCCTGCAACTTAACTTTTTGTTTACCAGCATCCAACATCATTTCAGTTTTATCTAGTTTAAGTTGTTCTTTGTCGTTAGCAGCTTTTAATTGTAGCTCAGCTTTCTTAATTGATAAATCGTCAGCGTCTTTCTTAGTCTTACGTTGAACTTCTGCTTGCTTTATCTGGAGTTCTGCTTGTTGCATCTGTACTACAGGGTCTTGAGCTTTCTGTTGCGCCTGTTGTTGTGCTGCCTGTTGCTGATGTGCTTGAGTTAGCTGTTTACCTGCCTCGGCTACAGCTCTAGCTAGTTGTACTTCTACATCTTCATCTAACTCTTCATTAGGTGGTGGTAAAGGTGCGCCTAGACGCTCTTCCATCTGTTTACGATAATTAAATCCAAGATGTTCTGCTATATGGGCTTGCAAGGAAGCCATTATCTGGCTTGCCTGTGGATTCTGACCTATCATCTGTGCGACTGCTGGGTCCTGCATAAACGCTGTATGTGTCTGTATATGGGCATCGTGATCTTGATATATAAATGCTCTCATAGGTTTACCGACTAAGGCGTTCATGTTTTCACTGACTGGATCTGCAGGCTTCATGTCTTCTTTTATAGGAATAAGTTTGTCTGCGTTCTTGACCCCTAACACTTCTATCATCTGCCTGTGCAACTGTGGTAAATCATATATCTGTGGTGCTGACTGCGACATCTGCAGTACAGCCTGATACTGTACAACTCTCTGTGCCATGGTCGAACTATTAGGATCGCTGACGGGTATAACTTCTACTAACATATAATCAGCTTGTCTAGCACCAACCTCACCTCTGGCGGGTTGATATGAATACTCGGCTGGCGCGTACTCTGCTAGTAGAGTTTTGAGGAGTTTAAACTCTTGTTTCATAGCGTAATGGACGCGAGCTTGTACTGCAGCCATAGGCTTTAGAGTCCGCTCGAGGAGTGCCAGCGTCGTGCCAACTGGAGCATTAGCTGACATATCTGATATGTTCATATCGCTAATTGCCCCTAGTCTTCGGCCTTCTGTGGTAATCTGATTAAGTAAAGCTAGTAATGTTTGACTTGGCTCTTTGTATGGAAGTGGCATAATGTTGTCACGAATACTGCCTGATGGTACGTCAACATCTTTAAATTCTCCAGGTTCTATAGGTGTGTCATCACCCTTAATACGCAACCCACGAGATTTAAGACCTCCAGGGAGATTGGATAATGTACCTGCATCTACAAGCTGACGTATTAAGGATGTACCCGCGCGGGCGTATCCACCTATAATGTGGATAAGACCTAATCCATAAAACCCAAATCCTGGTACGTACACATAATGTACGAAATGCTGTCTTTTTAATTTAAGCTCATCATCAGGGTTCCAGTTTCTACGAATAGATAATACTTCATTAGAGCCTCGCTCTATAGTAATAACGTATGGCTTGGCAATCTCTTCATCAGAATCATCGACACCTTCAATAACTATATCCGCATGAACCTCGTATATACTGTATCTGTCGTCATTGTTAAGAGAGTATCCACCTTCTTCTGCTTTTCTTTCTTCTATATCTGTATGATATGCTTGTGGCTCTCCTAGATCTACATCTCGGTAAAACGTATTTGCCTGTAACTTCTTTAATTCATTCTTTGTTTTTCTCATCACGTGAGTAACACGTTCTGCTGTCTCTACATGCGAGGCGCCATAAGGTACTATCACGTCCTCGGCAGGTATATACAGGGCAACCTGTCGTCCTATGTTTGGATCATAATAAACCTTTTTAAAGGCAGAACCTGCTAAACCCAAACTATAAAGGAGGCGTTCATGTTCGGGACGATATTCAACCATGTTCTCAGTGAGCTCATAATTCATATCAGATTTGACACGGGACGCTGCTTCATCTTTTTCCTTAGTTTCCTCGCCAAGCAACTTTGTCTTAACAGGTCCTGCGGCGGGAAAGGTTTCACTCATAGTCTCAGCTTGGAATCTTATAGCGGCTTCTGCTAATACTGTGGAATATACACCACATGCGCCTTCCCAAGGCTCTGTACGTTCTTCGTACTTAAATCCTAAAACATCTAAACCTTTGACATAAGCATCTGCCCATTCTTTACGACTGCTAAGATCGGTTTCTACCATGTCAACGATGTCATCAGCTAACTTAGATAATTCGTCTTCGTCCATTTCTTCGGCAATGTTTGCGTTAAACCCACCCTTCTTAGTATCTCCACCAGGGATTATAGTAACTTCTACGCTACCATCATCTAGTGTGACCATGTCGGGATTTACAATTTCAATCTCTAAAGCCTCTGCTGCTTCAGCTTCTTCTTCTATTCCTATTGGAGCAGGACTCAAACTTTTTTCTATTGCCATTAGTAGTATCCACTTCCTCTGCGTTTAAAGTATACAGTATCTTCTGGTTCGTCACTTGGTAGTCTTATAAACCCACCTTGTCTAAATCGCATAAGTGCCATAACGGTAGAGTCAACTAAGTCATCATGACTCATAAATGGAAATCCTGCAATCTCTTCTACAACTTCTTCTGCCCACCTAGTTTCTGGAACCCAACATAGTCCCGATGCTACAATATCAGATACAGAGTTTAACCTTGCCAATTTATCGCCTGACCCCCTGTGAGGTGTGTATTCCTGTACGGGTAATCCCATCCGTCTCATCTCTTGGTAAAGCGCAGTACCTGAACTTTTCTTCTCCACTATGAACGCATCTGGTTCCCATTCTGCATATTCTTCCATAGCCAATTCTTTTAGCTCTGGGAACTCCATACGCTTTTTTATACTATTTAGCAATATAATATTATATGCGTCAAGATCTTCGTTAAGAAAAACTCCCCATGTAGTTAGTGCCGTATAGTCAGCTCTGTTGTGTTTTTCTGCCGCGGCGTCCAGTGACATGATAACGTATTCACATGACGGGGGTTGCTCGTGTGTCCACATCTGCCACCACTCCCTCTTCACAAGGGCGGCTTCTTCTGCGGTAGGTTCTTGCTGATACTGTGCGTTCCACTGAAACACAGGCATAGATGCTTTAGTACGTAGTAGTGCGTCTAAGTCAAAGAACTCGGGCCATAGGGGCTTCTGCTCTGACTTCTTAGTCTTCTTACTAATAATATCCAGTATGGCAGGAAACTCCACGACCTCATACTGGTCGGCTTTCTCATTCTGGCTCATGTCTTTAGTCACACGACCTGTCAGGTCATCCATGTGCCAACGTGTTTGTATGATAGCCACACGACCCCCTGGCATTAATCGGGTTCGCGCACCGTATGTAAACCACTCGTATGCTTTTTCAAATACTCCAAAATTCCCATTGATGACGTCTTGTTCGGAATGGGGATCGTCAACGAGCAAGAGGTCAGCACCACGACCAGCAATAGATGAACCGATACCACACGCATAATACTCTCCTCCCGAATTTGTATTCCATCTTCCCGCTGACTTAGAGTCTGATGCAAGCTGCACCGTTGGGAATATGGCTTGATATTCGTCCGTGGATATAAGGTTACGTACTTTTCTACCGAAGTCTACTGCTAAATCTGTAGTATGTGACACCATCATCACTTTTTTGTTAGGGTTTCTACCCAAAAACCAAGCTGGAAAGAAAATTGATACTAACTGTGACTTACCATGTCTGGGTGGTATATTTACACATATTCTATCTTTCTTACCCTGCTCAATGTCCATGAGCATGTTTGCCAACATTCTATGATGCTTACCCACAATGTAATCTGGCTGCATATGTTTACAAAATGCTATAAGATCTTCGTATATAGTCTTGATTTTCTTACGTTTTCCTAGCTCGTCAACTAATTTATCTATCTCCTGCACCTCTTCAGCCGTGTATTGGTCTAAATTAGCCAACATTGTGCTGATTTCAGTCTCAGAAAAGTCAATAATAGCTTCACTCATCCTTAGTTTTCCAAAAATACTCGTCAGTATCACCTAATCTGGTCATATTTCCATTCTCTACCTGATATTCTATAGTACTAACCTTAAAATCAGGGTCTAATGGCTGCTGCGGGGTCAGACTATTGTCAAAAACCCTCATTCTGTTGTTCGGATACAGGCAAAACTGTCCATTTTCTAATTGTAGCAGGTTATGAGACTTATGTTCAGCTGGCGTTTCGCTTGTACTGTAGTCAATCCCGTTAGCATCTGCATGATAATTGTCTATTGTGCATATATAAGAACCTGTTAGTGTGCCGTGATCTCTACTTAACACCTGAAAATCCATTGAACCGATGAACTGCTTGCAAATAGCCACCACCCCATAATC